GTGAGCCTATACATTCAGGTCCATGTAATAGAGGTTACTGGGAATACCGGGTTGTGAAATTATAGTAAAAAGACGGGCGATATTCAAATCGCCTTTTTTAAGTATGGCATGCCCCTCATACTTGAAAAAAACCACCAATAAGGTGGTCAAGTGCCGCGAAATACTGCCTAGGTATCCCTTTCTTTTCAATGAGCGGCAACGTAATCATTATATAGCTTATATGAACATTTGTAAACATATTATGAACATTTTTGTGTCATAAGCAATAAAAAATCCGGTTTTACCCGGACTTTGCCAAATGGCTATGCACTGTACGATACCTAGGCAGTAGCATATCAATGCCTATGCTATTTTATCATATTAAAAATATTTTGCAATCATTTTGAAACAACAAATAAAAAGCCGGTATACACCGGCCTGACTCTCTGTGGGAAAATATTGGGGTATTTCCGAAAGGGGTAGAGAGCCAATAAAAGTATATTACATATTCACATGTATGTAAACTCTAAATTATTTAATTTTTCTTAATTTTAATCCGCTAATAAAAAGCCAGCTTATAGCCGGCTTTTGTCCCATTGTCACTGCATAAACTGTATGAAAGAGTGACTACGAAATTATATAGCATTTCTTCAAAAATTGCAAATCATTATCGTAGTAAAACATTGGAAGTTCCATATTTAACAAAAAAGGCTACTCTCTGGTGTGGAGAGTAGCTATAATATTTTAACCACCGTGATCATATAATGAAAAATCGAAGTCAAATCCCAGTATATGCATGGCAGCTCTACAGCTGTTGGATTTGTAACCAATCATTCTGTATTTATTACCACCAACCCTGAATATATATAATTTAGTATCTTTTGTAATAGGCTTATCCTTAATTTTATCAGCTATGGATGGAACCATTCTCCCATACTCCATTGTTTCAAATCCCCCATTGTCCTTTCCCATTCTTCTCAATTCATCCCATGAATTTTGTGAAAATTTTTGTAATGCCTTTACAATATCCTTATATATAGCCTGTTTACCTTTTTTAATATACTCATAGTTAAAACGTTTATCTGACGTTATATATTGGAAGTTGAAAAAAACACTAGATTCTGGAACTTCACACGTTTTTGGTGCATTTCTTTTATCTTGTACCGAAGGTCTTCTTTTACCACTGTTTATTGCCATCAGCTTACATAGTGTTCCTTAAAATATTTTTTTATAGATTCAGTTTTTATTTCCTCACTTTGTTCTGTTTCAATCCACGGGGTTTCTGCATGTGTCATATTTCTTAACCCCCATGCAGAATATTGACCAAACGCTTCATACACTTGCTTTAATATTTCTTCTGTATCTGAATCAATATAATCGGTATACGTATCATTGTAGGGTATCCCGTTTGATTTATTCATTTTATATTCTTGGTAAACTTCGTTTATTGCTGGCCCATGTTTCCAAGCAAGAATTTTCTCATTGAAAAGCGGTCTGTTGCGCAATGCAAGGTAACATCCTTGAGCATAATACAATAATTTCTGTAATTTCAAATTTGAAATCAAATCAGCATCATATTCCTCCATCATTGTACGATTATAAAATAAGAACCATTTTGCTATTTGATTTGCTGAATATTTAGCTCGTTCCATGATTTCTCCTCCCTTATATAGAAAAAGTATACTTCATAAATCGATCATTCTGTTGTCGTCGTTCATGATAGTATACTACTTCTCTATTCACATTATACACACCTTTACTTCACTTTTCTACACTATTTTTAATATTTTTGTATTAGTTATCTGCTATTATCTTCTTTTAACAGCAATTATGTGCTATTACACACTATTATCTTCTATTATGTTCAATTATTGTTAGTAAATAAAAAAACACCCACTCCCAAAGGAATGAGTGGTGATTTTTCTTATTCCAAGTCTGACTTACGTACCCAGCTCATGATCTCTTTCAGCAGCACCTTATCCCCGCTGATCTGCATGACTGTGTAAGTCGTACCTTTTACAAACGCCGGAATACTCTGCCCTGTTGCATAGGTCTTTGCCGTCTTTTTAACTTTGACCTTTTTGCCGACTGCAATCACCGCAGCTGCGCCGGTCATCTGTAAATCGGATGTTTTAACCCATGACACAAGCTCTTTAATCAGCGCCTTACTGCCAGATACCTGCTGTACGGTATATGTCTTGCCTTTAGCCCATGCGGGGATTGTCTGGCCAGTAGCGTACTTTTTAGCGCTGGACTTGATTTTGACCTTATTGCCCGCCTTAATGCCGGTTGTAGTCGGCTTACTAGTGGATGGTTTTGCTGCCTCTGCTTTCGGCAGTTTATCATGTACCAGATATCCTAAAAATTTCATGCCCAGATAACCATTAGGGTTGCCCTTGATATACTCAAAGCTTTTACCGCCGTAATTTGACTGCGACCATGCGATTGTGTTGGTGTCAATAAGCTCCTCACATACTGCAACATGTCCCCACTGTCCGGACTGCCAGATCATGAGTGCACCCTCTACAGCATATTTTGAGCGTTTAAACCCGTTTGAGTAGTTGTCCCATAGCTCCTGCGCCCCGTTTACACGTGGGCTATCCAAATACTCCTCTCGACCTAAAATCTCGCTGATACGAGCTGTAGCATAGGTAAAGCAGTTTGGCATTGCCACTCCTGTACGCCGTAGCGCCCAATCCATCCAATTACTGCCTGTTAATCCGGACAGGCTTGTTCTTTTCTTAAATGCCATTTTTGTTTCCTCCTATTTTTCCATAAGGTCATCGATTCTATGATGAGCCGATTTGATACTGTTTTCTGCAACCGCCATACGTTCTACAACATTGTTGTGTTTTTCCACTTTTTTTGTAAGGTCGTCTATTTTATACTGCATGACAGCTGTCGATTTGTTGTTGATCACTACCGTTGCTATCAATGACGGTATGGCTGTGCATACGCCTCCAATCAGAGCCACAATAATTACATCCGACATGTCTTACTCCTTAGCATCCACCGCAGCTGCGACCTCAGAGGGCTTACCATTAAGGATATTGATAAACGTACTATATGCATCCTTGATATAGCGCCATGCTGCTACGCCGATTGTAGCGGCAATCATAGCCACAGTGATGAGGTCATGCACCTGCTCATTGATATCTGGCACATACTGCGTGAGCAGCGTAGTGGCTGCATCTACAGCAGCAACCATCAGCATTGTACCAAAGACCAGCACCAAGGCCTTTTTAACGCCCTGCCACAGCCGTTTAGCGTCAAAGTGCTCCCCTGTGATGTTGATATTGTGGTAAAGGCTCAGCACCACGTTAGATGCAAAAGCCAGTAGTAAAATAGCGTAGCAGACCAGTACCATGCTGAGGTCTGCCAGTAAAACAGTGTAAAGCATATCCATGTTTCTTCTCCTTCCGCCTGTTAAGGCATATTTAAAGAGAGCCTATGTGCGGCTCTCTAATTGCTGTATTCTGTATTGTAACTGCGATATCTCGAAGTCTCGTTTTTGCAGCTCCTGCTGAAAATTTTGTGTACTCTGTAAATAATTTTGTTCAGCACAAACAATTTTTGCATCCAATTCTTGCACTGCTTTAGAGATATACGGTATGACAACTTCCGGATTTATCGCTAGTGTACCACCCAAATTCTCGACAAGCTGCGGATCTATTTCTTGGAGATTTTGTGCTATATAGCCTATTGATCTTCGTAATCCTGTCTTTTTAAAGACGAAGGATTCATGCTTAAATCTCCTTATTGCATCAAGTCCACATACATCAGTATCCATAATATTTGCTTTAAGTTTAGCATCAGATACCCATGATGTTTTGCAATAATAATCTGCTCCTGTGACATCTTCGTATTGCAGATAATCAGTGCTGCTATCAGGATGACCATGATATATTTGTCTAATATTGCGGAAACCTCCTCCAGTAACATTAGAAACGACCACATAACCTTTTCCATTTTTAGGCTGAACCGGAAAGTTCGATGACCCTAAAAATATATGCCGCTCCGTCCAACCTGATGGATTTAAGCCAAAATTCAGTGTGTACCATGATGCACCGCTATTACCGTCAATATCTGTTTGTCCCAATGATAAAAACTTTGCACCAGTATCAGCCGATAGTAATATACCTCTGCTGGTACTGCTAGTGTAAGATGATGCTATTCCTCCACAATGATTACTGTTAATAAACAAATCCATGCGGCCATTACCTATTACTACCTTTGTATTTTCTGTTCCAAGACTTGTAAATGATCCCGTCAATAATGCATTATCAGCTTTTAACTTTCCTTCATGCGTCACATAAAATGGAGCACCTGTCATAGATTCTGCTGTGCTTCCTGCATAAAAAGCATACGTCCCGGCACTTTGCATTACAGTATATTTACCATTGTTTTGTGCACTCAATCTTAATGCTCCGATGTCAAACCCGCCAATCTTACCAGATGTGGCAGTGACCGTCCCAGTCATAGTTAGATTTCCGTTTGTATCGCCATACAGTACCCTACTCCCAGCATTGTTATAAATGGATAATGCTCCATTATTTACACGTAATCCTCCAGAATTGATCACAACACTCATATTGCCTGTCACTTCTGATTGAGCAGGCGCCCAGTAAGATGGATCAATAGCTGAATTAGCTTCGCATAGGAAAGGTCTATTAAAAGCTATGCGTCCTTTGAAGTCTCTACCATAAAGATATACTCTTACATATTCTATTTCTTTATCTTCAACCTCTACAAACTTGCCTACCCGCACCCATTTATGGGATGTATCTCTGACAGACCCTGAACTTCTGGTGCCATCGGTATAATATATATTGATAATATAAGTTGCAAGTGGATTTGTAGGCCCAGCCACATAATCGGAATTTGTCAAAAATTCAGTGGACATATAAAATCCTTTTACCTTACGTCCTATGTCTATACGTTGAAACCAGTTACTGTTCGCAGTTCCATCAAATGCACTTGATTCCAACCAAAGCGCACGCCCTGTACTGCTTCCCCATGTCGTTGCTCTGCCACCTGTACATGTCGACGCTAATGATTTGTTCCAACAAGCTGTATCATTTGTAAAATCAGAATTCTCTATGAGATTTATTCGATTATATGATTCCTTGATACTCACTGATAAACTGTCTACCTTTTGCGTGATCGTTGAGCTCATGCTATTCACAATATCCTTGGTAGCATATGTATCACTTACCGTTGTTTTAAATCCGTTAACATCAGCAACCAAAGAGCTAAGTTTAGATGATGTACTCGATGCTGTGGATTCAACCGCTGATATCCTGCCGCTAAAGCCATCAACTGTCTGCTCTAATTGAGTTTGTTTTGAAGTGACACTTGTCAGCGTGGAGGTATGCTCACCAACCGTACTGTTAATGCCTGATACAGTCTGTGTGAGGCTGCTGTAATTGGTCTGTAAGGTTGACACATCGCCCTTAGCTAGCGACATGTCAGTAATCAATGATGAGATTTTGCCTTGCTCCACAGACAACGCCGTGCTCAGCGTGCTTATGTCACCGATGATGGTGTTATACACGACGGACAGAGACTGGTTAGCTCCATCCACCAAAATATGGCTAGACTTTATCACCTCTGTACCGTCGTTAATCTCTTTTACCAATGATGTGATGTTGATTTTATCTCCCGATATGTTGGCATTATCGGCCACCATGCTATCCACGATAATTGGTCGTTGAATACCAGATGCAGTTATGCCGGCTGCATCAAACATCAGCTTCCCGGCGGCATCCCAGACATACATGTTGTAGTCTCCGGATGCATCTTTGCCAATTTGTACTCTTGGCCTTGTGATATCTTTTATCTGGAGGGTTTCGCCGTATATATCTAACCGTCCGGACTGTGATTTAAAGTGTATACTGCTAGCATCAATCGTACCGGCAGTTACTTTATCAGCTGCTACGCTGTCAATCATGGCCGACTTTATCAACGCGTTGGATATCGTTGTGTTGTCAGCATTTAAGACTATAGTCTGTGTGCTGCCTGCCGTTACACTGCCTGCGAGCAGGGTGTTGACACGCTCCAAATCAACATCCAGTACGTGCACCTCGGCTTTGGTGGCATATAGGTCCTGCACGTACTCTTTAGATACGTAGGATGTCTCTATGATTGCTACCTTTGCAGTAAGCTCTGTGACGTCCAGGTTTTCAATTTCTGCGTCCAGAGCAATGAGCTTTTTATTGACCTCCAGGTAGTTTGTGTTGATGGTCTCAAACTCGCCCTCAAAGGCCGTAATCTTATCGGTGATGACTTGCTTTGTGCTTACGAGGCCTGAGTAAGTCCTATCCACTTTTGTTTGTAGAGGGCCTTTATAGCCTGTATCCTGCTCCTGCTCGGTCTTGCCTTTTGACTCTACGGTCCCGTAAAATCCACCGTCACAGCTAAACTCATAGTCCATGAGAGGGATAACATAAGCATTACCTGCATTATCCATTACACGCACGAGGTCACCTGCCTCAACGTCAGGTTGAGCCATGCGCCAGTTAAGCTTAGCAGCTCTGTACGTAAAGCCCTTAATCCGGTTGTATAAGACAGTGATGCGCTCCTGAGTCATCCCGGGGCAACTAAAATAGATACCAACGCCGGTTCCCGCAGACACAGAGTGCTCCTCGTCGATTGTACAATCCAACCGGTTAATAAAGGTGTCTTCCTCATCCATTTCCAGCGGATCAGCAAATCGGCTCGGGGATATAGTAAGACCTGCGTCGGTATACCATACCAGCCTGAGCTTACCGTCTTTATCCATGACAGCATTTTTGCCACAGTACGCAGCGAGTACACTTACAGCCTCAATGATAGTAAGCCCCTGCAGGCTATCGACTTTGTAGGTAACATCATCAGCTCCGCCTGCATACTCAATACCTATTTTTTTGCATTGCTCCTGCAGGATAGCGTCTATCTTTTGATTACCGGACAAGCCAGTAAAAAACCCTTTATAGCAAAGGGCAAAGTTATCATATGCGGTAAGCTTTATAAACTCCCCAGAGCGTACCGGCTTTTCAAGGTTATAGACACCTTTTTTTATCCACTCGACTGTACCGTCATCCAGCTCCAAGCCGATGTATGGTATTGCTTGACGTCCTTTAAGGATAGTGTTTTTAGGCACGTCTGTGAGGATAAACTCAATATAAGATGACACAGCATCCCCAAACGTGATTTGTTCGGATGAGTTTGTGCCGCCTTTAAGCTTAAAGCTCTTTATGCCAGTATACGCAGTACCTGCAATGTCGATTTTCAGCCGGAAGTGGCGGCCAGATTTGGATATCGCTGTTTTATACTTATCGGATGTGGTTATCATTGTACCACCTCCTTGTGCTAATCTTCGATTTTAAGCATAAATTCCACTGATTCAAGCTCATTCGCTGTCAGCTCCACGCGATCCAATTCGTCGAGGGTAAGCTGGCGCACGTCAATTTCTTCCTCTAATTCCAAGAGCTCCTTATATTCATCAAAATACTTCTTGCGAGCTGTTAAGTCATCATCTGGTATAGAGTAATTGCCGTTTTTCTCGACACCATATTTTTTGATTAAATCCGTGCGCTGCTCCTCTAAAAATACAGCCTGCTTTTTCACGGATTCCAGCGTCTTTTTGATATGGTATGACTGCTTTACAGGTAAAGCAGTGTTGAGCATCTTACCAAGCGCTGACTGTGCGTCTACAATCTGTTTGTTTTTAAGCTGCATTTTTGTTACCTCCTGCCAGTTCCTCAATGATTGCATCCTGCTCCGTATAAATCTCATCCTCTGCTGCAGCTTCTGCCGCTCTTATCTCTGTGCGATTAGCCTTATAGATAGTCTGATTACTAATATAATGCGTCAAGTTTGCATTTTCCGGATTGCCGGTATTGATTGTAGCTCTTACCTGCTCGACCTGTACATTGTCCACCATAATGTCTTTTGTAATCTCGATATTTTTATTTGATTTTGTAGTTACTGCCATAATATCCTCCTTATTGCTGTATTATTTTTACAGTCGCTTTTTTGTACCAATAGATGCCATCACCTAAGAACCCTATGTGCTCCTCGTTGATCGTACCCCGATATGATGTGATAGAGAGATTTGCACCTCCGCCGCCGTTAAAAACAAAAGGGAAGAATCCTGCAATCAGATTTTTTCTGATTTTAGCCATTTCTGATTCTTGGAGTACTCCCCACTCAATCGTTACCGTTTTTTTCTCGGCCACGACGTCACCAGCCATAGCGCCGCTTGACGTACGTCCGGTGTTACTCGACCATATGATCTCGTTGTCAATTTTTATTACGGTAGGCGCAGGTAGCGCCACACCGTTTGCCGTGAGTATTGCCATACCCGCACCTCCTACATATCTATAGGACACTTACCATTTTTGCGAGTATCCTTGTTTACATTATCAACGACTTTTTTCGTTACTTTTTGATCGTCAATATAAACATCAGTATCTTTATTCCTGATTTCTTCCTTAACCTCATCAAATTTCTGCTTCAAACCTCTCACTTCTTCAATGAGGTCCTTCATGGTTGTTTTATCTGTATCACTTTGAGACTCCTTCCATTCATGCTGCACATTCAAGCTACGCTCGCCTGCAAACGCGATCGTCGGCTCCTGTAGTGCTGCCTGCATAGCTCCTGACATGGATTGAGATAAGCTCTTGACCTGTCCTATAAACCTTGGTGTGCTTGCTGCCAGAGTCTTACCGAGCCCCTCCATCATATGTGGCATCCATTGCTCATACTCTCGCAGAGGTCCAGTATCTGGTCGTGTAAAGTGTAGCCATGATGCAACGATATCTGCAGCATTTTTCACTTGACCGGCCACTTTCCACATATTCTCTGATATTCCGTTTGCAAAACCTGAAATCATGTGGTTACCCCAAGAGTAAGAGCTGCCGCCAAGACCACTCAGCCACGATGTTGCTGTTCCTACACATGACTGCACAGTGGATTTGACATTCACTGCCCCAGAACCTTTTTTGAATTTGTCCATCATGTTTTTGGCCTTGTCATACATTTCGTTATACATGGTTTTGGCAATCCATTTTGTTGTATCACTCAGATTGCCAGTAACGGATGATTTCATCCCTTTACTGTTCGTATCAACAGTATTTTTGGAATCCTTAAATGTGCGTGAAATATCATTTTTGATAGAGCCGCACTTGTCAGACATAAAGGTGACCAGAGGTCCCCATGCATTTTTGGTGTCGTTACTCATTCCACGGTTTGCACCGATTAGAGAGTCACGCGCATTGTTAAAATTCTTTTCAATCGCTTTACCAGCTTTCTCCGAATTGATGCTTACATCATTTCTTACAGTGTCGATGGAGTCTGCCACTACGCCCTTTATACTCCCCCAAGCGCTTTCCGTGTTCTTGTCAGATCCGTTCCACACTTCGCTGATTTTATCTCCAATTTTTCCAAAGATATCGCTTGCTCCTTTTTTAAGGTCTGACCATGTATCACTTAAGTTTTTTGATATTTTGCCCCACTTTTCGGACGTCCATTTTTTTACGTCATCCCATTTCTCGCCAACCCATTTTGCTACATTTTTCGCCGCTTTCTTGATATCGTCCCAATGTGTTACAATCAATGCAACACCAGCCGCTACTCCTCCAATTAGCAAACCTGTCGGCGAGAAAACTACCGAGCCAATGCTAGATAGTATAGGCCCTGCCTTGGCAACAATTCCTGTTACTCCTGAAACAATTTTCCCTAAACCGCCTGACCCTAATAATGTTTGTACTCCACTTGCTACTTTTGGCAATACATCTTTTAAGATACCGGTTCCTAGAGATGCTAAAGATTTCAAACCACCTGATACAAAATTCAAAGCTGCACCTTTTAGATCAATCATTGAAAACACTGATTTCAAGCCCTTAATTCCTGCTAATAACGCTAAAAATACAGTTCCTGAGCCAGAATTGAAAAGACTTGTAATAACTCCACTAAATGCTTCCCATATAGCGCTTCCAACTTTAGAAATAATACCCCACCAATCAATATTCGAAAGGAATGTTCCAATACTTTTTCCGATTTGCCCCCAGTCGATCCCCTGTAGCGCTGTAAGTAGCGTATCAAGGATACCCAACGCTGCATCACTGAGTGTCATTCCAAAATCAGCCCAATTTATATTACTAAAGAAGGCATTTATACTCTTGGCTATGGTATCGCCCAGCTTCGTCCAATTGATATTTTCAACAAACGTGTGTACCGAGCTAATCGCTCCACTCAAACCTTTCCCAAGAGATTCCGTAAATTTTGGTAAATCAACACTGTACACAAGACCCATTACTCCATCAGCCAGAGCCTTACCGATAGCAGGCCAGTCCGCAGTTGTCACAAATCCATATAGAGCATCAATATGCGCTTGCAAAAATGACCCAATCGTATGCCCAAGCTTATCCCAGTCAACGCTGTACACAAGACCGTTAAGCCCCTGAGCTAATGCTTTACCTATCCGCTCCCAGTTAATACCAGTAAACAACAAATATAACGTATTTACGATAGTGTTGATTCCGGTGCCAAACATCCGCCCGATATTTTCCCAATTTATCGTATCAATCAAACTGTTAAAGAGCTCACAAAATCCATCGCAAAACTCTGTGATGGATTTGCCTAAGTTATCCCACGATATCCACTTTGTAAATGATGCTACAGCCTTATTGACCTGCTGACCTATGAGCTTACCGATACCGTCATAGTCACCCTTAGCCCACAGGTCTTTGAGCTGCTTTACCCATTTTTTGATAGGTCCGTCATCGACATCAGTCGGTGTGTAGACCGGCATATCACTACCGCCACCGCCTCCGCCGCCAGAGCCGGCAGAAGTATCCGCATCATCCAGCTTGTTGATCTCATCGAATCCCATTAGTGACCTACGAGCTTTTTCCGACGCTTTGGCCGCTTTGTCAGCCGAGGAGCCGTATGCACCCATTGCATCCTTTGCTGCATAAATACCGGATGTAGCCTGCTTTGTTGCTGACATCGACTTACCAAATAGCGCAGACATAAAAGCTGCTATATAACCCGTCACCGTGGCCAACGCCGACATAAGCGCATTTAAAGCGGGCATGATTGCCTGAAAGATAGGCGTAAATGCTGTGGCCAAATTAGATCGTATCTGATTTAAACTGTTTGCAAACGCAGTATTTGTCATAAGGGTAGCCCCAATGTTTTGAGCGAGTGCCATAATACCACGAGAAACCAAAGGGAAGATCAGCGAGAAAATCGTAAACGACTTAATCAGCTGACCTACGCCCATATGAGCGCGTCCCATACCGTTTGAGGCCTTTTTACCGGCTGACCCTATACCAAGTAATCGGCTTGCAAAAGACGCTGCATGCTGTCCTGCTGATTTTAGCCCATTACTAAACTTATGCAATGCTGATGAGGCTAAGCGCTTTGTAAATTGCACGATAGCACTGCCCGCTCCCCTTGCAGCACTTCTGACTAATTGTAGTCCTTTCTGCATACCGTTCAGCGCAGCAGATGCAATCTTGCCCTTTAGCCCGCCCATACTGCTAGCCAATTTACTGATGGATGCCGATGTTTGGCCAGTTGTTACGGAGGTCGCCCCCATCTGTCTATCCATAGCGCTAAGAGTTATGTTTGTCCGAGCTGCAGCATCCTGCAGCTTAGCGATTTGTGTATCAAGCCCCATCACCTGCTTATCAAGAGCACTCTCAGCTTGTGCACTCATGTTAGGCTTATAGGATTCAAGTAGCGTTTTCCGCTGTGCTTGTTTTGCAAGGATCTGATTGTCGTACATATCCATCATGTTTTCAAGCTCAGCATATTTCTGGCGGAACATTTCTGTGTCAAATTGCGGGTCAAACTTGACTTTAGGCTTGCGTATACTGATTCCCGGAGGCCCCCTCACACTAGGACCCTGTGAGGCTGTTGTGTTTGGCTCCGTATCGCTTTGAGCCTGCTGATAGGGCATCTGTGCACCAGACATTTGTTTGACCATGCCCGCCATCTGCTCAACGAAGGCCTGCATTTCAAGTTTAGTGCGGTCGAGCGTAGCCTTAATTGATTCATTCATCTTATCCAGACTTGCCACAAGAGATTGCCTAAGATTTTTAAACATATCGCCGCTCATAGCGTCTACCTGCTTACGTATCCTGTCGGCTATCTTACTCGACTCTGCCTGTATGTCCTTGTCGAGGTCTGATTTTATCTCCAGATCCATCTGTATAGACCCTGCACTTGTCGCTCCCACATCATCACCTGCCTTTCTAAAAATAAAAAAAGAAGCTATTTACTCATGTCCATGAACATCGCATAGACTTCTTTCATAACTTCCTCTTTATTCATGCTCTCGATCATTCTCTGGGTTTGCTTATCTCTCCATTCATCTCGAATACGATGCTGCTCCTCGCTAAAGTGCTCCAGCGTGTCAGCGTCATCCTCTGCTCTAATGGATATAACATTGCCCAAAGGTGTGTCTGGCATGATACCCGCTAAAAGCGTGGTAAACTCAATCCAGTCCATCTTATCGTCATACAGGTCCTTTGTGGGGTACTGCATAGCAAAAGACGACTCTACCAGCTCCCAGTCTTCAAAGATATCATACCAGCGGTCTACTTTTTTTCTTCCGGCGTTTCCCCATCATCAAAATCTACTTCTGTATCTCCGATAGCCGCCATGATAACAGCCATGATATCGTTTGTAGCTGCCATCGTCATATTGCTCTCATTGATATAATCAAGAGCCTCTTTGCCGAGAGCAATCTGTATGATCTTATCAATCATTTTAATGTCAGATTCAGGGTCGTCTTCCGTCTTTTTCTGCGCTTTCTTGACCTCGGACATAATCAGCAGCACATTAGTTTTAGACGTATTGATAGGATACTTGTGCTCTGCGTCGATTTCAACTACAGGTCTTTCGTTGCGGTTTCTCAGGCGGTCTATGACATCGTATCTACGTCCCATCTTAAGCGCCCCCTTCTGGTGTTGCTGGTGCAGGTACAAAGGTAGGCTTTCCGTCGAATATGATATCAAGCTCCAACGCGGCAACATTTGTGCTATCGCCGCCTGGTGCAGCTTTAACATCCAGCACACAATTACCAGTGATGCTAGAGCCATCCGGGAATTCAATAGAATACTTAGTGCTACAATCAAGACCATCCTTCCACAGTACAGTATAAACATAATCGTTCCCCTTATCTCCTACGCTTCTTTTGCCTTTCAGGGATACAGTAACTGCTTTAGCAGTTGCCAGGGCTCTACCCCATCCTCCTTGGTCCATCGGGCTCCATTTTTCTACATTACTTTCAACGGATAGGGAGAATGACTCCATATCCTTAATGGATGCCATATCATCTTCTGAGCTTGCAAGTCCCTTCGTCCCAATACTAAAAACAATGTCAAATACCGGATATACACCGGTCGTTACTTTTGCCATAAATTACTCCTTTCGCTCGTATGTGAGCCATGTTTCAATTACATATTCGTATATTCCGTTTGTGTCAGTTCCAACACTTATGGGTTCGTCGCTTCTCATATCACATTTTATAGCCCGATAATCACCGATAACCGGCTGCTTCCCGTAAAAAAGAGCATGTATGCTTTGCGCTACACGCTCAGTTTCATCCGGGTTTTTATTCCAGTGCACTACAATAGATATTCCCTTGACAGCTGTCGTGGTGTTCTGCAAGCCGCCTATTGCTAGCTTGCCACGATTGCTTGTTAGATTACGCACACAGACCGTTTTGCCCTTGGATGCATCGTAGACACCTATCTTCCATACATCAGCTGTAACTTGTTCGCTGAGCCAGTCCTTGACGTCTTTTAAAGTCATCATGTGATAAGCCCCCCGCTTTCTTGCTTTAAAAACTTAGCAAACGTTCCTTGCACCCACTGCAATCCATCGCCATCCAGATAGTAATCCATCCAATGATCCTGCGCATCGTGATTTTTTGTCCGCTGGAATGTGACAGGCCGGTGCTCTTTGCCGTTTTTATCAACAAAAGAAAGGTTATAATACCACCTGCGTGCATAAGGTGTATCAAATACAATAGCCGCAATAAACTTTGTGCTTATTTGCCCTTTATCGACAATCCCGCTTCGCTCTAAGTCGCCGATATCTTTTGGCACAACGGCACGGCTTATAATGTCCGCACGCATTGCCTCCGCAGTCAGCTCCAGAGCCCTCTCCTTGGCCTTGTTCAGCTGTGCTATAGCATCGCGATTGATTTTAACTTTTACGTTTTTAACTCTCATAACAAATCAATCTCCGTACTGTAGATAACGCCTAGTAGCTTTGGCTTGCGGACAGCATATATCTGCTTGCGCTCCACGCCTATCTGTACAAAGCCTTGGAAAGCTGTCATGCCCTCCAAGGCCTGCACATCGCCGTGTATGATAAGCATGCCACTGAGGGATATCTGCTTGCTATCCTTGTTGTATACAGTCTTTGCCTTTTCATCGTAAATCGCCAAGCCATCATAGATAATAGTTTCAATAGGGCCCTGGTCCTCCGTATCCTGCTCCTGATAGACGACAACGTGTGTCGTGGCCTCGTGATCAGGAAATGGGAACGGGCTTGCAATCACAACACCAGGCATCGCAATCCTGTGTCTTCTAAGAGATTGATTATCTCTTGCGTAGTGCTGATACCGCCGTAAGTTACATTGGCCATCTCGACTTTTGTGCTGCCTGCACTATAGCCTTTTAACGGGCTATTGATATACGGGCCATACTGCTTGATATAATCAGCCTGCAGGCAGACAGCACGGCGTATGAGCTCTTGCTGATAGGGAGATAGGTTATCAAACCCTTTGCCCTTGATGCGACCAAAGCAAAGGTGGTCAATGCTGTACTCCGCATCTTTTAGGGCTTTGGGGAGCTCGTCTTGTGATATGAGGGTACCGCCGTAATCAGCGGTGTAGTATTCAGGTGTTGCACACATTTTGATCACCTACTTTTTTGGAGGTTTCTTTGCTTCTGCAAGCTTTGCTCTCAAGCTCTCAATTTCTGCCTTAAGAGATACGTTTTCTGCAAGGACCTCATCATGTTCAGCCTGCAGGGCAGAGAGCTCGTTTTTTATAGCATTGTCATTGCCGTCCTCTGGTAGAGTATCAGTGACGGTATATCCGTGGTTTTCAAACCATTCAATGACACGCGGGTCTTTACATTCTGCTATGCCTTTAGCAAAGGCTACACCGGCAGAGATACCGGTGTAATTCTTGTTAGGTGCAATTATTTTCATGTTACTGCACCTTAATCTTTCTCATTATTCCTGCTGCTTTAGTGGCTTTCAGGACAACAGCTGATACCATTTCGACTTCGCCCTTTTTCACAGCTCCTGCAGTTGTAAAGTCAGGCAGCCATGTCTGTACTGGAGCTACGCCTGCCATAGAGCATGCATGGAAGCCATCCAAGCCTAACCGCGCAGCATACAAGGACGTACACCCTGTATCATCGCCAGTCGTAATGATTTTTGATACGTTTTCGTTTGTTCCGGCCTTGGCACCCAAGTCGATGAAAGGAATGTTCCCGTAAGACTCCACCTGCTGGCCAAACTCATTCATCGTGGTCTGGTACATGCTGGAACGACGAGCACAGGCTCTAAGTTTGGCAATCAGTTTGATATTACCTGCAATAAATGATGGTGTTCCATCAAGCCCCATAAGGAACTCGTCTAACAGGTCAAGGAATAATTTATAATTTTTATCCACCATTTCGCTTGTTGACAGGTCTATGATCTCCAGTGGTGTGTACTCAGTACTTGACCCTGTAACAGCCTTTTCTAAGCCGTCAAACGCCTTTACTTCGACAGCACTGTCCCCATTGATTACAGTATCGTTAAACAGTGCAGATGCAGCTTTGATTTTCTGTTTCATCTGCAGGTCTACCTCCGACACGATGCCGCCCATATTTGCAATAATACGGTCAATCTCAAACGCGCCACCAAAGATTTTCAGGTCGGCGTTGAAACGTTCTTTTTCTACTTCGTGGCTGGAGTATTCCTCGTTTACGTTACGAAATTCTGCCGTAGGCTGTGTTTTTAGTCTGGTATAGGCATATGTCATAGTTGCCCCTCCACCCGTTGGGGAAACGACATCATCAAATGTCAGATGATCCCATAACCAATTTGATTTACGGTATTCGTCGATAACGCCCAGTTGCAAATCGTCCTGAACGTTCTTCTTTGCTTCTGATAATGTTACTGGCATATTTTTTCACTCTCTTTCTATTTGCCAAGTTTGGCTGCAATCGCATCATACATGGATACGTTGCCTTTAGGTTTCGGTTCTGGATTGCCATTAGCCCCAAGCACTATTCCGGGCTTAGGCTGCGGTTCCTGTGGTTTAAAAGCCGGTACAGCTTCCAACACCGTATTGATAGCCGTTGCGATATCCTCGTCTTTCAATTCGCCATTTTCCGGCAGTTGAATATCTGCAAGTTTCAATACAAATGGTATCTGCTTGATATCAATACCAAGCTCTAACGCTTTTAGTGTTGCCTGTTTTTCAAGACGTGCTGCTGCCGCCTCTTGCTGTGCCTGTCGCATCTGATCTTGTATTGCATTTAGGTCTGGAGTCTTAGCAGCTTTATCGGACTTATATTTATCTAGTGCCGCTGTGATCTCCTCTTTTGATAACCCCTGCTGTTTGAAAAAATCTTTAAGAGCTGCATCGGACGCTCTTGTTGCGCGCGCATCTGCAATGGCGTCTAATTGCTCCTGTGTATATCCTGCACTAGGCTGGGGGGCTGGCGCCGGTGCAGGTGTGGGAGTTGGTGCTGGACCATCACCAAAATACTGGATGTCCAGCGGAAATCTTAATCTTTGTCTCATAAAAAACCTCCGTTTAAAGTCTGTCAGACTATCCGTTCTTTATCCTCTTTTACGTTGGAGCATTGTTATTTCAGGTGTGGTCCGAAATAGGGCATTTTTCTTTTTGGCGGGTCATTCATGTACGATGTCCTTTCCTTCATTCTCATTCCACAAAAAATGCAGGTATCGTGATATTTAACGACCCTGCAATTTAATTTAGTATCATAATAACAGTGACTTACTGTCACATAAGCGTGTCGGCACACATCATTCTTCGATTGTCTGTATCCCATACGCTTTTGCGCACTGGTTTTCAATTCGGCACCCTCTGGCATTCTTCCAGTCTCCGCCAAAGTACGCAATATCTGCCTGCGAAAGAAATTGTATTGACTTTCCTAAATACCAAACAGGAATAGATTTGTTAATTTCGCCGGGGTAATCAGTAACGAACGAATCTATCAATTCGATTGATTCCCCCAGCCGCTTTTCTGCTTTACGTTTGATTTCTTCTCTCTTGTTTAATATTTCATCGTCTGATAAGCCTCGCATAGGCTGTGATATAAATAGTTTCTTCATTTCATTCTCCTTGTGGGGTTGCCACTAAAAAAGCACCCAGTTTATGAGTGCTCGTTACCTATGTTAATATTAAACGCTTGTTTTCTTAAATCACGGCATTCCTGCATATAGCGCTCGAAGAGGGCTTTTTGCTCAGCAGTAGCATCCTTCGATATCTGCTCTCCGATAATCAAGCCGTCCTCATCATACACATAGCTCACTAGATCCTGTATTTCTTCTGGCGGCGATGTCAACATATCACTTCATCCTTTCTTTCAGCACTTCAAAGAATATCTCTTTAGCCTTAGAATCAGATTCATCTGAGAAGCCCTCAGCGAAAAATTCAGCAGCTGGTAGCATTCCTGCAGCATTTGCATATGCGGAAAAATAACTTTCAACGTTTTCCGGTGTATCCTCTACTTTCAGTCGCTCAAAGACTTCTTGCCTTATCTCTTTAGCTATCCTATTCTCGTATAAATCGTCAATGAGCTTTTGCAAGGGCTCATCACTATACGCCTTGTCGTACAGCAGTCCGTGCTTGCGCACATAATAATCGTAATTTAGGACATGTCCCATTTCATGGCGTATGATACCCGCGATGCCGCTTTTCTTTGTCCATCTGTGCCGTTTATAGCTTCGTTCAGTGAGTAGATCTGCCTTTTCGACGGTAAGGCCTTTATTGATTCCAAGACTGACATTAATGCCGTCATTAGAAATGCTAATTTCTGCAGCTGCAGTGCCTTTATCCATCGTGTGCACATCGCTTATAATGCCTTTGATACTAGGGTACTCCTTGTATATCTGTGTAAGTGCTCTATCCACTTCCAGTATAGTACGTTTATCAACGCCTTGCAACGCTGAGCTCTGAAAATTATCTAGCTCTGAGACGACCTTGTGCGTAGGACTGTGCACTTTCTCTTTCCTCTGGCTGCGCTTAAACTCAGGATGCTCCTCCAAAAAGTTTCTGAGATTTTTCTGCGCCTGTCTCAGATTAGCCCTCGCCTCTTTCCGGTCTCCATCCTCCACAGTTCCAGCAAGGATTCTCTTACGCTTGCGGATTTCGCGTTCCAACTTACGCTGCATCTGTTCATTGTTGTAATTCTCCAGAGCCTTTTCCGGGTCTTGTGGTTTTGGCAACTTTGTCACGCCCTCGAAGTAAGTCGCAAGCGTGTGCCGGCAGTTTGGATGCAGGAGCCCTGCCTTGATAGCGTCAGAGAGTAACTTGTATTTACCTTTGTATCTCGCTATATACTCTTTGCTTGGGTGACTGAACACATCATCAATGAGTATTTGCCCCTGCCAAGGCAAACAGAGCTTACAGGCATTTGCATGAGCTGATACAAAGATCAGATGAACACCTAATTCGTCGCGCTTGCTACCCTCTCCAAGCAGTGTGGCTCTATGACTTGCAGTACGTAATGCCATTTCTGCGTAGTCCGCAATGTTGACATGACGGCCGTTGCTGTAGACTATGCAGTCAATGCCTTTAGCAAGAAAATCCTCTGTGGCCTTGTCGATTGCTTTTCCCAGCGAGATTGCTCCACTGGAGAGCTGAAACTCAGTCTTAAAGATTGTCTGCCTGTACACGTCATCCATCTTACGATATACAGCCTGTTGTACGTCCTCAAAGTCATTTTTTGTTGACTTGATCAGTGCATCGAGCTTCTTCTTGTTCATGCCAAAAAACTGTGTTTCTTGTGGCGGTTCTTCACCAGGAAGCCCTGTGTTGACTTCATCCTGCGGCAATTTGATATCAGCTTTGCGCTCTCCTACGCTAAAGTGATTGCGTAAAACCTGCTCTATTGCCATGCTGATTCGTTTTCTAAATCGGTATATGACACTGGTTGTCTCCTTGCGATACTCTTGCAAATTTCGTAACTTGGTTTTTTGCCACATTTCCCAGCTAAATCCTTTCGTCCGCTCCTCCATCTTGTGATTGATAAAGTTCCGACGTAAAGAGGCCATCAGCTCCAGCTCCGTTTCCGCAAATATGTCTCTCAGAGCATATGGATCCTTTTCTTTCTTTGCCATTATTCATCCCGCGGATAATCGTCTGGCTTCGGGGCATCCCCGCCTAGATCATCAAACTCATTTATGCCTGGCTCCGGAAATGAAGCACTGTTGTCTTTTTCAATAAGCTGCAATTCTTCCTCGATTTCTTTATCTGTCCATGTATCTCCATACATTTGTTTCAGAGCCTGCTTTGTACTCATTACACCACCAGTCTTAGCAGTCACTACAGTTTCGACAACCTTGTCAAAGGTAGGTGTTCCATATTCACCGAATTTAACCGATGCCTCGTACTCACCTATAGATTTTTCGCACATGTTATCGTAAGTCATCATACAGACGGAAACCACTTCCGGGATAATCTCTGTAAGCACATCGACAATTTTATTACATGAGGTGATCGTAGCTTTTTCCTTTTCGCGTTGACTCTCGGAATTATCCGTCTTTTTTAGGTCAATACCTAATGTCCCGGGGCTGATAATGCCCTGCAAACACATATCCATAAAACTAGCATAGGACTCCACATAAGCTGCGTAATTGATATCTGCCTGAGATAGCGTTACAACCTCTTTTGCATCCTCGGCAAGGCTTGTTCCCGCCTCAATATAGTCGTTGTCAAATACGTTAGGAGATAATATCTCTCCTGTGTCTGTGTCTCTCGGGAGCATATGCTTGGGAATGTATCTGTAAACACGCCCTTTGCGTATGGCATCTATCCATTGTGACACAACCTCGTCTAATGCATCGAAATCATCATTTTTAGACGTAAACACACTTTCTCCTCGTCCTTTATACTTTATGGATTTAAAAAACATCACAGGTACTCCCATGATGTAATCACCGGCAAAAGTATTATGAGGCTGTAAAGTTGCACATTCCTCCACCTTATTTAATTCAACTTCATCGCCACGTGCATTATAGAGCTTATAATCAATAAATCCACGTCCATAATGCTCGTGCAGACAATACTCCGCCATGTCCTGCGTATACGATGTGTGATATACAATTTCCTGCAGGCGGCCACGCTTATACACATAGCTGACTCTTTCGCCACCATAAAACTCGATGATCGGATACTTTGAAAGGTCGGTATCCACTGATATCTTAAAAGCACCATCACCATCCACGAGAGTTTCGGAGATACACGAGCCCACCTGCTGCGGGAATTTGTTATCCTTTGATATGCTGTCCCACAATTCCTGCTCTTTAAGCTCTATCTTATCCATATCTGCAACAACGATATCAGACAGCTTGTTTGCAATCATTTTAGGCAATCCGGTATGCATCTTACGTATGGTACTACCCTTTGTCGGTTCAGCAGCCCAGAATTTTGTTTTTGCCGAGCCCTTCCACTCTTTTGCTACTCTTTTGAAGTATTGCTCCAATTCATTTGGATCGCCACGATACCACAGTCGGTTACGCAGCGTTTCAGTTTCGTATGTGTCTCTCTCATAGATTGTTATTGTTTTTGGATTCGCTGGTTTTATCTCCAGCAATCGAATCGCTGCCTTTTGTAACATATTTTTTAATCGCCCCATTTCTACACCTCCAGGTATCTCGCATATGGATGTATGCCATACTCTCCGCTATCCAAACAATCGACTGGATAACTTCCGTCATCAACACGCACCCACTCGCCCTTGGCTTTTTCATCAGCATCCCATACAGCATTCTCATATGCTTCAATCCAAGGTTTTAAATGATTCATTATTTTTAACCGTCCTTGATTCATGAGGATACATTCTAAACGTATACGTGCTACGATTCCGTCCTTTTTATATGATGGGTTTACAGTAATGTATATCCCTCTACGCTGCAGCTCATTGCTCAGCGCCTGCCGGAACAGCTTATCGGCACTCTCGCAGAAGATATCGCATGAATTAAAAAAGAAAGGTACATAAAAGTGATATGTCCTTTCCCATTCTACTATCTTATCTACAATCTCTTTTGCATACTTGTCATGTGTGTAGCCCGATGTGTTTTTACCTTGTTTGTGATAATAACCATCAAGCTTTATTGCCTCCCTATACCCCTCTGTAAAGCCTGTGAGGGTTGCAACCGTAGCATCTGTACCGCCGATATCCACGCCAATAGAAAACTGTACAAAGCGTTTACCCTTGTCCTTGAACTCCTTATCACTGATATAATCAGGCGTTACCACAACATCCTTGTAACTGTATCTCTCATAGATGCGTCCAGATGCAGCAGTGCGCCTACCGAGTATGTCCGCCTGATACCAGAGTGATGTTTTATCATAAGTTGATAATACCTCGCGCAGCTTTGCATCAGAGAGGCTCATATTGTCCGCAATCGTGAAATGCTCATAGTTATACCCTGTGTTTTCGCCTCGTGCCTTTAGCTCATCCTGATAGTCTAAGATATCGCTATAGAACCAATGACTAGGTGACATAGGGTTAAGGTCAAAAAACAACTGGCGCTTTGTGCTGGCCAGGGTACGGTCAAATACTTCTTGCACGAATGACTGGTGACACTCATTTACCTCGGTTATATATACAGTGCCATAGGAGTTGCCTTTGATACGTGCCGCATCATTTACCTTACCACCGCCTGCACATATGACTATCTTTTCGCCAGTACGCGTCTGAACGTATAATGCATCCCGCTCTTCATACTTTCCTTCACGGCACCGTCCCTTAAATATGTGCTTCAAGCCAAAGCCGTTACTGTCAATCACGTTCATTTTTGCGGTTGCTAGTGTAACGCCTGCAACCAAATGCAACCTGTCGGGATGGTCTTCCAATACAGCTCCATAGGCCATCGTGTTAAGGATGTTCTTCCCTGCTCGTTTTCCACCCTCTGCGACATTGAGCCAGCACGTCATGCAACGCTTTACGTACTCACTCTGCTTTATCGTCAGAGGTGCATACGGTATCACTGTTTAGATTCCTTTCTGGCACAGGGTTGTTAATTAAGTCTGCAATGGAGTGAATCTGCTCATTGAAGTTTGTTGCATTGGTGTCTGGCACTTTGGACTTAAGTATATTTATGCGTGCTCTCTGCTCCTCGGTTATAACAAGATGATCATACAGCCAATCCAGAGCTTTGTCAGAATCATACAACTTTATAGACACGCCATCTTTGCCACGCTTTACCTCATGTATGATGGTGCCATCTACTTCGCTGCTTTCCTTAAATTCTACATAACTATATTCGATTCCTGCATCATTGGTTTTTACACCAAATGACACGTAGTCCGTGATGTCTGCAAATGCTATCTGCATCTTCTTTAAGATAATGTCCTTTGCTTCCAGTTTTATTTCGTTACGCATCTCATTAAGTAATTCTGTGATAGCCTGTTGAATTGCAACCTTTTTAAACAACGTTGCCGCATGCCCGCAGGCATTAACATAACTACAATCGAATGCCTTTTGATATGCTTTGACCTTGTTACGATACTTTACATAATACAAACAAAAAAGGCGCTGTTTCTCGGTCAGCTCCTCATTGTTCAGTGTTTCTATTTCCTCTGGCAGTAACTCTGTTTTAGGTGGTCCTTTGTCTCTATTTACAACTGCAACCTTGGTTGCAACTTTTTTTCTGTTTGGTTGCAACTTTTCTTTCTTCCATATACGACTTGCTAATGACTTTATGGAGGATTCTTTTATACCGGTTATCTCTGATATTTCTCGGTATTTCTTGCCTTGCAACCATAACTCTTTCGCTTGTTGCTTAGCACTCTCATCAATAACCGCCATTAAATCACACTCCTTACTTTTTAATCTTTATTACCATCAACAAATGCAAATAATACAAACAACATCCACCACCCGCTTTTGAATGTTTTAGACAAAATAAAAGCCAGTGTAAATACGAACACTCGCCATATTAATTTATCATATTTCATTTTTTAACACCTCTGCAATCGTATCTCCATTTGTTATACACGCTCGCTATAGCATTTGATTCAGCCCTTTTACGAGCGTTTTCCTCGTCCCGTAACTTACGCTCTGTCTTGTATAATGCACAGTCTCCATGACATCCTGGATGACGTTTAGGGCAATCTTTGCATACTGTGATCATCCAAATCCTCTGGAGTAACACAGAAAACTAACAACAATATCCACCATAAAGAGTAGTTGATACACATGTATAATGCCAGTGTAATGAGGTATGCGTTGAATAACAGACAACCTATACTGATGAGTAAATCACATATATGTTTGTATTTCATCCTTCCAGTTCCTTCTTTCTTTTACTAAAGCAGAATGAAAATCCGAATACATTTGGCTGTAACCATGCCTCTGCGTATTTCTTCCCATTCTCGGTATACTTTGTGATATAGTGATGTAGCATTTGATACGCCTTCCTTTCTGGGTAAAATAAAAGCACGTTTTCTCCTGTATCCCTTATAACGGGCAGTTCTACGTGCTTTGTTTAATAGGCGTTCGGTTAATAGCATACGTCTATGCATCCTTAGCCTCTATAGAGTTATCTGTGCCACATTGTTAAGAGGTGCGATAACTACGTTTTAATTTCAAAGCGCCCTTTTCAGACGCTTAACGCTGGTAAGTCCGCTTAGGATTCCTTACCGCTATTTCCTTTTGGTTATTCCGCCACCAGGGCAACCAATATATCTAACAGGTTTTCTCAACAATATGTTGTGTATTCCTGCTTTGATATCAATTAAAAGCGCTTTTTTTATGTCTCCCTACATGAGTGCGCTATCTCATCATTGACCAACTCGTTTCCTGCTGGTTTGCCAAGCTCATTTCGTCAGCCCAGGCCCTTAAAACGCCTATCTCATTGTTTTTTAAGGATATTTGCATAGATAGGAAGATTACTTACCCTAATCTACAGGCGATATATGGGAAAGGGGAATCGTCTGCAGATTACGGCAGGCATCCTAAGATGCCGCGTAAGTAAACCGTAATGGAGAAAGTGAAGCACAAGGAAGAAGGTTACGCCTCATCCCCCATACTTCCATGCTATCATAATACCACGTTTTTTTGTGCAAATAGTGTCCTCTTTATACAATTTTGCGATATTATTCTGTTAGCAGCCCTATACATTGCTGATGGATCGTTATAGTGATAATCTTCCATCACTCGTTTATAGTATTTCTTTTCAATGAACAAGTCCACAACCAACTGCCTCTCTACGGGATTCTCAATCATACTGATTTTTCGATTAACATCGTTTATTCTTCTTATGTAATCGTTTCTTTCTCGTATCACTTCCTCCTGTATCATCAACGGTTCTAGTTTATCAGATGCATATGGATTTCTTGCGTTTTCACGCTTGGGTTCATTGTTACCATTTGGACACGATAACCCAGTAAGTATCACATCATATTCTTCAATCTTTTCATTGCAAACCAGAATAGCTTTCGTGTAATACTCTACGCTCTTGCACTCTCTTTTAAACTGTTCAATTTTATCTTTCACAGTTAGCATACTATCACCCCTCTCTTTCATTAATGACGCATATCATCATAAAGGTAAAATACAGCATTACTGCCAGCGCTATATCGGTCATGAATAAACCTCCTCTAGGTACTGCTGCAGCTCTCCAATTGTATAAAATAATAATTGTAGATTTTCTTCATGCAGTACATATGCGCCTTTTCCTGCAATTCTGATTTCATCAATTTTAACATTATATACTTTTTCTAAGGTCGTTCTCCGCATTCTTTAACCTCCTCATTGCTATCCGGATAAAGTACCACAACCGACTGTTTGTATGTATACGTCCGTCTATGCTATTGTATTTTTTCATCCCCTGCCTCCATTGCTACTCCTCAGCATACAAAACAATAATTCTGTTATTGATTTTTTGCGATGTTTTGGATATGCGTTTCTGATTTTATGCAGTCTCCAATCGTTGCTGTTGCCCTTAAATTCAGTTGGATTATCAAACTCTTGCCAGTAATCGCTATTTTTCCTTCCTGTTGTGCAGGGCACCGGAACAAGTACACCAACATCATGTGGGATATCACGTGTAACTTTTTTGTATAATTCCATTGGCATTACAAGATAATTTTCTTCGGCGATAAAATTTTGCCCGTATCCACTTTTAAAATCATCTATGCAGCTTTTTATCTCGTAGCAGATAAAAATCCCTTTTTCCAAGCCGCTGATACTCATTTGATTTGGTGGTATAAACTGCATATAGTCTACTCTGCACATATCCTTTGTGCCATAATCTATGGTAACCTCACTGGCGTAATATTTGCCAATGCCGGTAAACTTTTGTTGATAAAGGATATTGCCTAACAGGATAGTAATCTCCTTGCGCGTCATTGCTGCACCTCCCTGCGGTAAAAACGATTTTCTTCATATACATCCGTTATAAAGTTTTGACATTCTCTATCTGGCATTTCCCATTGAAATTCGATTTCTTTTTCTTTTGCACAATTTATTCTCTTTTCATAAATCAAATTATAGATTTTATTTTTTTCATCCCAAACCCACATACCTTCATGCAAATCTTCAAATTTTAAAGGCGGATTATCAACTAATTCCCGAATCACATTTTTACAATATTCTTTTGCTTTTTCATAGTCATATTCGGATGTGTAATCATCATCATAAGAAAATCCTTTAGCCAATTTATACATTTCATCTTCATCATACAACGCATCCAATGCAACTTGATATTTATTCATTAACATCACTCCAATCTAAAACCTGAAAACATCTTTGACACACATTATCCTTTTGCCTACTTGATGAACCTTTGCCACTTCTAACACGTCTACCACAAACAGGACATTTAAAATCTGTATATCCACCTTTAGTAACTGGTCTTTTAGGTGTTGCTCTATCCACTAATTCTTGCATAATATCGGCATCAAGTTCTTTCGTAGTTGCTTTATCTTCCCCATAAAAATCGTGTGGAAAATCGTAGTCATCATCTAATATTCTATTTAATGCTTCTTGATATTTATTCATATTCTCGCTCCTCGCTGGCTTATTCTCCCATGCAGCACGCCACCACTACATGGGTTTATCAAAAGGGAGATCATCACTGGCGATATCCAGTGTACTACTTGTAAAGTCATTGGAGTATGACTGGGAGCTGCTGTTGTCACTCTGGTAGCTCTGATTGTTTACCTCTGGTACATAGGCATTCGCATTGCTTGCAGCTGCGCTTTTGCTTTCCAGAAATTGCACACTGTCTGCGACTACTTCTGTTACAAAAACGCGTTTACCGCTCTGGTCATCATAGCTGCGTGTCTGGATTCTTCCTTCCACGCCGACCAGTGAGCCTTTATGTGTATACTGATGTACAATGTCTGCTGTTTTATTCCAGGCAACCGTGTTGATAAAATCAGCATCCGGCTGTCCTTCCTGCTTGAAACGGCGGGTACATGCTACAGTAAAAGAAACAACAGATGCACCGT